ATAAATCTGAATTGCTATCGGTCCAAAACCCATACGCCAACCGGATAATTTAAACGCACTCCCAGCCCCAGTAGCTTCACTGGCATTACATAATTGGTACACCTCTTCAGCTGCCATAATACCCTCCAAAGAGACTTACACCTATTGCATTTATTCTTTTACAACTTTTCTAATTGGTTTTGGTCTTGCAATCGGTTCTTTATCTTTGTTTATAGATTTCGGTTCTTCTTTTATCTTCGGTTCTTCTTTTATCTTCAGTTCAGCTGCCGCCTTTTTCTCCAAAGGCTTTTGAGGCGGAGTCTCTGGCGGTTTATTTTGCGTATATCGCCCAGTAGCAAGTGCCTCTTTTGCATCAACAATATGAATAAAGTTAACTGATTTTCCAGTTCCATTTTCATATATAGTTATCATCGTATAACCCCCAATTAAGTTAAGTTAACAACTTCTTTTGAATAATCCCAAGTATCCTTTGTAAGTCCAAATTTTTGAAACACAGTACCAACATCATTTGAAATACCAATTTTAAATTGTTCACTCGTATTTTCCAACACGGCGTTCAACTTATCTAACAGGGTACAACCTTCTTGAAAGTGGGCCATACTTAAATGAAATAAACAATACGCCAACGCTTCGGGTGTATTTGCGTAGGTAAATCTATTCCCACTAAGCACAGGATTTTCTTGGTATTTTCGATATATATGTAGAAAACCACGACCACCTTTGACGACCAAATCAATGTCTGCAGTCCATACACCAAATTCGACAAGTGCCATTAAAAGATCAAGATCTTCTGGGTACTCTTTTAATCCAGATAACAACCATTCTCTTGCTTTTTCTTTGTCATTCATACGACGGTAAACATGAAAAGCAGTACAGAAAATGGAACCGTTGAATTTTACCCCAATTCTCTTTGAGACTTCAGCATACCTCTCAACATATTCAGCCGCCTTTTGATATTCGGAGTATGCTGTGTAGCTTTGAACTAAATAAAAATAAGCAACAACATCATCTTGATTTTCTTTTATTCTCTTTAATAAAAGACCTTCTGTACGAGCACGTTTTTTCATTTGTCCTTCTGGTGGAAGATCATACCCATAATGTTTTACATAAACATATGGACAAAAAACGGCTTCTGGTTTTCCTTTAATTATTTTTGGTGTGTTGTGAACAATTCCTTCATATTTAACACACCCACGTTTGAATAAACGAACTGAATTGAATCGCATGGCTTGCATATTTTGCTGAATGTCTTGTAAAACTATTGCAGCAGATACACAGTCTTCTGGTATTTTACCAAGCCATGATTTTAGGCTGGAAGCAGACGAAGAATCAAAAAACAATTCTTCATCTGCGTCAATAATAAATACCCAATCCCCTGTTGCATAACTTAGGGACTGATTTCTGTGTTTTGAGAAATCATCTTCCCATGGATGTTCAAACACTTTTGCACCGAAGGACTCTGCTATTTTTATTGTATTGTCACTTGAGCCTGTATCAATAACTATAAGCTCATCTGCTATTCCCTTTAGAGATGGTAAACATCTTTGGAGATTTCTCTCTTCGTCTTTTACCATCATACAAATGGAAAGCGTGACAGGTTTTTGCCCCGTAATTCCCATCACACATCTCCATTTATTATCCTATAAGGTTAGACAGATATACTTCATACTGAATACCAGTTCCTACAGTACCTGCAAGCGTAATGTAATGTCTCAAATATCGGTAGACAGTTCCATCAATATCATTGGTGAAAGGAAGAATATACCTACCAGTAGAAAGGTCAGCAGTCGCCAAACTCATACCACCAGTAAGCTGGGTTTTGTCACCAAGTTCCAGAATTTGTAAATCGTAGCCTGTACTAAACGAGCTATTTTTACCACCCTGAAGTCGCATGGTGAATTTAGTAGAAGCCAAAATGTTTGGTACTGCGTAAACGTTGACAACAACATCTCCGCGAGTTCTGCCACCACCTGTATCGTAGGACTTATCAGTGCCAACAGGATCTTCACCGATCATAGAAGTTGCCACAGTACCTTTGGCCTTCAGTATTAAGAGGTCATCTACAACCCGCCCCCTTGCACTTTTTAAAAATTCCATGTAAGCCATTTTTATACCTCACTGTTTTTTGATATTATTATTAAAAAGAAATTGCCAAAAATACTATTCTACGCAGCTACAGCCGCATCTTTAACATAACGTAATCTGGCAGCGGCTCTTGAACGAAGTATTGCCATCGCAACATACCATTCGATTCGAGTTCTCATTACAGGTTTGGTGTCAAGTTCGCCCATATCCCGTACATCCATTTCACCATTCTGCAAACCAACAACACCGTTGTCAGCAAAGGACAAGCAGTAAATGGAAGTTCCAACAGAATCGCCACTTGCACATGCTTCGTTAAACGGCATGATGTCATCATAGTTGTTATCTTTGTCAACAATGATAATCGGAAGGTCGTTATACGATGTAACCCTACGGCCAAATTCATTCAATTCAAATGTGATGTAACCGCCAACAGAGTACAACCTTGCAGCAGCGGCTAACCGTCTCCTAATGGTTTTATTCATAAGCAAATGAGTTGGTTCATCAACCGTATCAATCAATTCATCCAACTTAGCTAAGGAGAGCGCATCACCACCGGCAGACGCACCAGCATCAACAATTTGATTCCCAATACACCTTACCTGCAAACCATCAAACTCTTTAGGTGTGCTTTCAACATCACCTTTCACCATCGTTTTAGAAATGGCAAGACTCAGAGCTTTGATTTTCATTGATTCCTGCGGACCGCGCTGATCTGTCCCACCAGTTTTGATCAAAAATGTATCAACATCAAGATCACCACCAGCAATGGCCAGATTTTCAGTAACCCGATCAGTTGTCCCAGAACCCTCACTGTAAGCTTCATTAACAGCACGGAAGCCAGCAGCTGGAAGGGTCTGTTCCCTATTAAAAGTTTGTGAACGACCAGGAATATTCTCAAAAGGTATATACTGTAAAAGTTCCGAACCTCTTGCGTACAGTTCCATAACAGTAGCCTTGAGAGTTTCATCTCGTCCAAGTGCTAATTTTGCACTTTCAATCAGCGTTAAAGCCATGTCTTATTCCTCCGAAAAAATAAAGTAATAATAATTGTAAAATTAAACTCAGATCATCATCATGTAATAACATGAAGTCCGATGAGTGATTAATTAAACTAATGGTTTAATTAATGCTCTCTGGCTACCAAATTTTTCCAAAATTGTTATAGCCCACTTCTACGAATGGCGTTCAGTCTTTCAGTTGGGTTCATATTTTTAAGCTCTTCCAACTTGGCGCGTTTGTTGGCGTCACCACTTATGTTCCCACCACTTCCTGAACCACCGGCTGTTGTACGTAAAATACTATCCTTTTGTGGGTATTCTTCAATAAGTCGTCTAATAGCTTCTTCTGGAGATGCGGGATCACCAGGATTTGCTTTGCTGAATATTTGATTCCCTTTACTATCAAATGCTAAAACTTTTAACTTACCTTGATCTTCTTCGATTTTAAACTGACCACCAAAATAAGAATAAGCAACATCAGATGGTAAAAAGGTCTGATCTTTGATATACTCACTACGATCAAATGCACCACGAATTAATAGATCTTTGATATACGAATCCTTTTTAACATTGACATCTTCTAAAGAAGAGATTTTTTGTGTGAAAGAAGTTTCCATATCTTTCATCTTGCCTTTCCATGCAGTATCAGCTTCGGCTTTTATTCTGTCAATTTCAACCTTCTTCTCTTTATCTATCAACTGATCCATATTAGCAACTGCAGATAATGCTTCTTTAGCTTCTTTTGGATCTATTCCTTCATATGCTTCCAATTTAGCACCCAAGTCTTTAAACTGTTTAAGTTTATTTTGTACATCTTCTGGTTCTAAATCAGCAAATCCTTCTCGGTATTTCTTAGCTTCTGCCTGCAATGCAGGAATTCTGCTACGAAGTTCAATCGCCCTTAACTCAAATGGTTTATCTTCTTCATTTTCGTTATCAAATACCAATGGTTCCCCATTTGGTCCCATCTCAATACCAATTGCATTTCCTTCACCATTTTCCAACGGTTTGTATACTAAAGCCATTTTAAACACTCCTTACCTTTCCAGGTTGTTAAAAATTTACCCACTTTCCATCATATTCCCATGAGAAAAATGGAACACGCAAAAAAACCTTTGTAAAAACACCTCCTTACATATAATGTAAAAAAGTTCTTGACAAAT